AGTATTCGCATGAGCAGAGACTGTATAACCACCAGAGTTCACCAACAGAATAAACCCACTCTGACCAGCAGTGATGTTCGTAAAGGTCAGTGTGAAGTTACCAGTGGGTGTGCATTTGAAGTTGTTACCTGCAGTCATTGAAAACGAACCATCATTGTCTGTGGTAACAGAGCCTCGTTGAGAAGCAGTAAAAGTAGTAGCAGTACCAGGAGCAACATAGTCAGTACCAGCAGTACCAGCAGACACAACACCACTAGCAGCCTTTAGAACTCCGCTGATAGCTGTCGCAATGGTAGTGGTACCAGTAGCAGTGAGGTTGCCTGTGGTGACGCTGGTGGGGTTAATACCAAGCTCTACAACATTACCACCAGAGTCTTTAGTGTACAGTCGTTTATCAAAGGTGTTTACTGCTAGTTCATCACCACCAGTTGAGTTGGTAAGATCACCAGCACCAGGAGCGCCAGTAGTGTCTCGTTTCTTAGTTAGGATCGTAGCCATTAGTAAGTGCCTCCAGAGATTGTGCTTGCAGTGGTAAGAACAGTGTTACCACTATTTTGAAGAGTACCAGTAAAGTTAGCAGTGACAGCATCATATTTAGCAGTATCAGCATCATAGCCTTGAACACTTACACCAATGTCAGCACTGTCAAGATAATCAGATGCAGTAGTTAATACAGTGTGACCGCCATTCTGCAAAGTACCAGTAAAGTTAGCTGTTACTGCATCATACTTAGCAGTATCAACATCATAGCCTTGGACAGTTACACCAATAGCACCACTAGTTAAATAACCAGCAGAGGCATGATTACCCCACCCATAGGCAGTATCCCAGTCTGTTTGCTTTGCAGTGGTGGGGATAGAATAGCCAGATGAGAAAGTAACAGCAAAAGTACCTGTAGAAGTGATAGGACCACCGCTAACAGATAGTCCTGTAGGTACTGTCATGTTGACACTGTTTACAACACCAGATACACCAGTTACAGTGCCTCCAGTGATAGAGACATTGGTAGAACTTTGCAATGCCATTGTACTAAGGCCAAGGTTAGTACGAGCATTAGCAGCAGTGGTGGCCCCTGTACCACCTTCAGAGATCTGTACAGGTAGTGTGGTTACACTTCCAGTACCAATACCACCTGGACCTCTATAGAATGCCATTGTGTTCTCCTATGGTTTTGTTATTTACTCTATCTAGTTATAAAGCAAATAACAAAACTGCCCAAGTTTTTTAGGCTTGGGCAGGTAATTTAGAAGTTGGGGCGACCAACAACCACTTTGAATACAGCAGAATCAAGATTGATTGCACCGCCAGTGTTGTTCCACACTAGGACCGTTACTTCGTTTGCGCCAGTAACAGCAGCAGTCAAACCCAGATCAGCAACATCAAGCACAGCAGCAACACCGATAACCATGTCACCCAGTGCAACACCAGGAACTGCGATAGTATCAACAGCTTCGTCGCCATCGGCAACTGAACCAAAGTTGATAGTCCCTTTGGCAGTCCAGAGTTCATTAAATACACCTTGGAATTGTTGTTTGTCCCTACGGACAGTAACGCTAGTTGCAGCCATTTTAGTCTCCTTTGTGTTAGAAACTACCCAGACCCCTACAGCCTGGGTAGGTTAAGTTGACTATTAGGCAGGTACAGCGAGAGCAACTGCCGAGGTATCCCGCAGTTCACCAACACCGTAGAGGGTGTCAGCAGTCAGCAGGGTGGCAAGGTACTCTTGCTTGTACTGAGTCTGCACTCGGATGCCAAGTTGCTCAACCAGCACAAATGCTTCAGGATGTGCCATCAGAGCAATACGAGTTGTCGTCGTAGTAGCCGTATCAGCGTTGGTGGTGACATAGACTTTCGTACCATACACATCACCAATCTGACCGTTACGGATAGTGTCGCCATTGCCGACAAATGCTTGCTCGGTAAAGCGAGCGATACCCATCAGAGTGTTACGGCTAGCAGGAGGAACAACAAGGAAACGACCATCCATAGGCACATCAGAGTCATCAAGACGCTGAATGGCTCGACGAATACCAGCATCCGTCAGATCCGTACCAATGTTGGTGCCGTCAACATACAGAGTGGAACCGTCACCACCGAGATATGCTTTGTTATAAGCTGCCGAACCAGCCGTACCACCTTGAGCACCCCGACCAAGACGGAGGATGTCAGTGTCAATACGAGTGGAGAGAGCATAACCAGCATCATCGGTGTAGAAGCGACGCAGTGAAGACATGGCCTGAACTTCAGCAATATCCTCAAGCAGACGGCTGTACTCGTAGTGTTGGTCGATGTTGATGCCGATAGCGGTACCACCAGCAGCTTGGATGATGACTGCATCGGTAGCAACTTTAGCATTTGCCGTACCCCGAGTAGGAGCAGGGAAATAGACTTTGTCGCCTTTCTTACCTTTGAAGTTCATCTTCTTGACGAGACCAGCAACAACAAGATTCTTCTTGTATGCAGCGATGATCTCATCAGACCAAATCTCTGGTACGAAACCAGCGGTATCAACAGCCGACTTAACTACAGCATTATTTGGAGCGAAGGCAGTGTTTGCCATGATTAAAATCCTTTCATAAATTGTTTAGATTATTTGACTCGACCTTCTCGGTAGGCTTGCATGATTTCATCAGACATAGAATCATACCGATCTGGGTCAGTCTGCATCAGTTTGATAATATCCATACGCCTATAGATCTTCTTAGAGGGTGCTTCATCACTGCCACCAGTGACCGCTGTAGTAGCACTCTTAATGGCTTGAGAACGAGCTTGTTTTTCAGCAGCAACAGTTTGTTTTGCAGAACCTTGACGCTCCTTCCAAGTAGAGATCAGTTCATCAGCAGCATCAACATCATATTGCTTGTCTGCTCTTACGAACAGTTCTGATCGTACCTTTGAAGCATTGATCCAGTTTTGGAAAGCAGCATCAGTAACCACATTACCAAAGTCAGGATGTTTAGTTTGCAAAGTCTGTAGTGCTTTTGCTTTTGTCATCTCAAGAGCAGCAAACTCAGCTTGCTTAATCTTGGGATGGTTCTCAATAGCCTTTGCTACAGCAGTCTTGGGATCAGCAAAGAAATCATCTTCGTTAATCTCTTCTTGCGTAGTTTGCTTCGTTGCTTGAGTGCGGATGAAGTTATCAACAATCTTACGAAGTTCCCCAACTTCAGAGCCTTGACGACCAATTAGCCTTTCAGCCTCCTGGTGCATCCTAACAATCTCTTTGAAATCTTTACCCTGATACTTCTCAGGAATTTCTTCGACTGCTTGCTCCTGTTGAGCTTCTTGTTGCACTTCTTCAACCTGTTGAGCCTCTTGTTTGGTTTGCTCTTCTTGGTTGTCTACATCATCAATAAACTCAGCCATATTGTCTCCTGTGCCTTCTAAGCATTTTAGGAAAAGTTTCTATTTGGTTGTCTCTTTCGAGATCCACTCATGTTGCTCCGTCTTACGCTCCCACTTAATCTTGGATTGTCTTAGTCGATCCCAATTAGTGTGAGCATCTGGAAAATCCCCAGAGAACGGATCTAATTTACTTCTTGGTGCGCTTAGTAGTTTCTTTGCATCGTTACCGCAGTGTCTGCACACCACAGTATCAACTCCAGATTCTACTAAGTATTCTTCTTTGTGTCCTTTGACACATTGAAAATCGTTAAGTATTTTCATTCGATAACTCCTCGTAAGTCTGTTCGGTTAACTTTTTCAAGTTCAACAGATACTGGAGAATATCTACTTGTCCTTTTCGATACCACAAAGTCTGTTCATCAGGGATCTTTGTAATATCTTCATACTGCTCTAGCATTGCTTCAAGATCTTCTAGTAACTCTTGCCACCCTTTAGTAGCAAATAAACTAAACCTCTCGTCGTAATACTGTTGTAGTTCTCTGTCCAAGCATTATCTCCAATGAGTGCTTTTAATAATAGCATTATACCACAATGCGATTATAATGTCAAGATATTTTTAGTTTGCTCTTGCTGCTAATACCTGCAATTGAGCAATTTCTTTCTTAGTATCAATATCTTTTTCTTTCAGAGCCACATTAGCAAGTTTAATTCTACGCTCAAACTCTGCTGTAGGATCTTGAGAATCACCTAAATACTTAGATGCTGAAGCAGCGATAGTGGCCTGTAGTTCAGCAGGTTTAAGTTGAGTATCAACCACCTCTGCCTGTGTCTTAGCCTGTTTAAGTTGTACATCTGCTTGTAGGTCTGCTAGTTCTAGTTGTGCTCTCTGCATTTGCATCTGCATTGCTGCTTGTTGCATCTGTTGCTGTGCAGGATCACCCTGAGCCAACTGTTGCAACTGTACCAACAACTGCTCTCGGTTGTTCAATCCACTGTTCTCAATGATTGCTTGGAGGACAAGAGGAACAATAGGACTCTCAGGGCCAAGAGTCTTCAATAGATTGATGAATTGCAACTGCTCATATTCCCTTGCAATAATGCCAAGGTTAGAAGAAGCAGTGAAGTTGTAATCAGCAGCAGGATAACGCTCTGGATCAAACTGCATATAGCGGTATGCTGCTTTCTTCACAAAAGGAATCAAGAACTGCTCTTGGAAGTTCACCAGAGTACGCTTGTTCTTCTTAATCAGTGCAGACATGGCAGGATTGAGTCCTTGCCCATCAGCACCAGCAGCAGGAATACCAGCACTATCCACAGTACCAGTAGCCATAAGCATCATACGCTCAAACTCTTTAGCAGTGGCTAGGTTACCAGGATCAGTGTTACCAAACTTGAATGGTTGAAGGATCTCTGCTGGATTGCCGTTAGTCAGAATGGTCTTACCAGGACGAACTTCAAACTTAGCACCTCGGGGGAGACGAGTAGCATCAATACCCATCATAGGTACAGTGGTTAATGCAAGGCTGTCTAGGTGTGCTCGTACCTGAGCATCGATAGCCTGTTGCATATTATAGCCCTTCTCAGCGATTCCTCGACCCCAGAAGTAGTTAGGCATGGAATCATTTTGGAAGGCCACCACAGGCCGATCCTTCATCATATAGGGGCTTTCTTCAGCCTTAAGTAGGTACTGATCGTTAGCGATAACGACGATAGCCTCTACCAATTCACTGAATTCAGCGCTATAAGCACCTAGATCTTCATCACCTTCAGCCATCAGGTCTACATATTTGTCTTCAAATGCGTTATCCAGCAGTGCTTTAGGCACTAAACCGTAGTAACGCATCAGTTTTACCCTGTTTTGCTGCTGATGAACATCTTCTTGTACTGGCTCAAGGTCAGTATCTACTGCTGTAGACGATAAATTAGGTACTTTTTCGTATACACCACTCTCCATAGCCATAACAACCTTGTGGAGAGGTACAAATTCCTCAATAGCAACACCCAAAGAGTCTTCAATCGACATAGCATTGGGGTCTACAAGGAAATTCTTAGGATTTACAGGCTTGAGTTTGATGCAGAATCGTTGTTTTTCTTCTACTCCGACAGCAGTAAGACCCATCTCAACGATAGGACGCATTGCTGGTGCTAATTCTGTCTTCTCTTCTAGGATGATTTCACCGATACCAGTGCCGTAGACAGCAGACAAGAGAATAACATCACTGATAGACTTCCTAACCCTGTCTTTCTTGAAGTCTTCAGTCATCTGATTCTTGACTGCTTCGCTGTCTACCTTCTGTTGGTCAGCAAGATCATCAGTAATATCAAAGAATTTCTCACCTCTACCAAACACTGCCTCTTCAATCTCTGCTACATGAGTCTCAATTGCTTGTTGCAGAGCAGGAGTAACAATCTTTGCTCTTTCAGAGCTACGCTGTTGATCTTCACCAGACCAGATTCCTCGCCATAGACGCTCATAAGAGAGCCAATCTTCGAGGTAATTAGTATCTCTGTGGTTACGCCACTCTTCGCATTGATCAAGAACCCATGAAGCCAGTTGATTGTTTGTGTTCATTTAGTAGAATCTTCCATAAGAGGGTTGCTAAAAACATCTATAATTTTTTCTACCATGCCTTTTTTCTTTACTGGTGGGAGATCAGCTTTATAAGGCTCAAGATCTTTAGCATCTAATCGTTCTTGTCGTAGGCCTGTAACTGCTTTATATGTCTTGATAAGTTCGTCGCTATCCTGAAAAAGTTCTTTCTTTAGTAGAGGGTCTTGAGTTAGGTCGATATTGTAAGCAGACTCAAAACCAGAAAGACTTGCTAGAATCTCTCTTAAAGAAGAACTTTTTAAATTTTTACCAATGTACATAACATTTGGACTAAGTCCTAGTTCATAAAGCCTATTGGCTACTTTTTCATTCTTATTAGCAGCATCAAAGAAGTTTCTATACAACTTAGATGCTTTATTCCTACCAGCCCAAGAGACCTCTCTGTCACCTGTGGTGTCTTTTAAGTTCTTAAAGAAGAAGTATTGAACAGGGTTTTCTCCACCATACCTTTGTACTGCTCTTTGCTCTAAGATATGTTCAGACTCATGCGCTAATGCCTCTGGTACAGTTCCTAGTGCATTAGACAAGGCTGGCCTAAAGAATATGTTATTAGGGTCATTAGGATTAACATACGCTGTATACCCTGGCATTCCTTTTGGATTTAAATTAACATCAAACAAAGTACCAACATCAAAGCCCATTCGTTGATTTGGAATAATGTTCTGTTTATTTCCAGATACATTATACTTACTTTTTGCTAATTCTTTGTTTTGTTGCTCTAAACTCTTAGCCATTTAATACCCCGCAATAGAATCTAAAGGAGTCCAATCTTCCTCATCGAAATCATCACTAGCAACATTCTTTGCTAGCTGAGACACATAAGACAAAGCATCTACCAAGTCATCATGCACTTGTGTTGAAGGAAACATCAGATATTGGTCAATAAACTCATCCCACTTCTGATCCTGATTAAGTATGATGCGACCATGCTCAAAGTTACCCTGTAAAGACCACATGATCCTATCTGTCTTCTTCTGATTACCATGTGTCAACTCCTCCAACCTGAAGAAGTTATTATATCTTTTCATTAACTGTTCTAAGTAGCCCATCACTGCTTGTCTAGCCATTCCTTTCTCTAGACCAACAGCCATAGGCTTATATTCTTCTACATTGTTGAGTATCCTCATTGCACACTCTTCAATGTCCCAACGACCATACTCAATCTTGTCTACAAACCAGACACCATCATCAGTAACCTTCACCACAGCAATAGCACTCTGGTCTAGTCTCTTCTGTGCAGCAGTGCTAGCATTAGAGACATCCTTAAACCCTGCTAAGTCAATGGCTATGTACCAAGAACCATTGTTAGGCTCTGATCCATACTTAATCCACTCTTCTTTAAACAAACCACTACCACTGTTGGTAAAGGATGCTTCAAACTCTTGCTTGAAGTGGAAAGTACTGAGAGTGTTTTTAGCAGCTTCAATCTCTTCAGGATCAATAGTAGGATTGTCTCTAGTGGTTAAGTGCCAAGACTTCCAATCCTTACTACGATCACCTTCACCAGTCTTAAAAGCATCATAGAACCAGTTACGACCATCAGGGGTACTAATCAGTACTGCTTCACCTTTTAAGTCTGCTAATGCAGGTCTAATAATCTTTGTGAACAAGTCTTCTTTAACAAACGCTGCTTCATCAATAACAGCAAAGAATAACTTCAATCCTCGTAGCGCATCTGGGTTTTCACCAGACCTTACATAGATCTTCCTACCAGTAACCAATGTGATGTCCATTTGATTCACATGGGCTTGTTTAATGACACTGGCTCCTTGGGTCAATAAGGCTTCCCAAGCGATCTGCCTAGCCTGACCTAGGGTAGGTGCTACATAGACAACAGAAGAGCCTTCTGGAGCCTGTAGAGCCTTTGCTAGGAGCATCTTAATGGCTAGGTTACTCTTACCACATCGACGACCAGCAGCAATGACTTTAAACCTATGCTTGTCTTGCCAGACATCCAACTGCCAAGGCAGAAGACTCCAGTTAAGTTCTGCCATCAGTAACCTCTACATCAATAACACTATCTGTTGTCTCTATCTGTGGGGCTTGACCAATACCGCTGATGTTAATAACGATACCGCTGCCTCCTGGACCTGCGGAGTCTTTATGAGACTCAAAGTAACTAATAGGTAACGCTCTATCAAGACACATCTTTAAAGCAGGAATCTGATTAGGATGACCATCAGTAAGAGCCATCTCTATCAGAGTCCTAAGCATCCGGTCTCCTTCGGAGACAAGCATTCGAGCACATAGTTCTCTGGCTTTTTGAAAGTCTCCTTTCGGACGACCAACTTTTCCAGGTTTTAACTTTGCTTGTACTTCGGCTTTAGGAGGTCTACCTCTTTTTCTCTTAGATGGCAACACAGTCGCAGAGACAGTGTCACTATCTATACTTGTAGACACCTGCACAGCCTCAGAGACAGTGCTGTCATCTATGTTCTTCATATTTAAATTATCTTTCTTTGAGAAAGGTTTAATTCTTTTTTTTTTCTAAAGAGCTACTTATTAATATTGGCTATCACAATCCGATGTGCTGTTGATTCACTGTTAGCACTATTAAAAGACAAGGGTTTAAAATTTACTAAAGATTAATCCTCTGTACACAGTCTTGGTGATGATCAATATTATACATAGAGCATTATAGCATATTTTTAGACAAAAGTCAAATGATTTCTTTTTATTTGTAATGCCTACAACACTCCAGAGCATTGTTGCATTACAGTAGAGTGTGCATTTTCACTATCTTTGTAACTAAATTAGTATAGTCAATATAATCAATGACATAGAGTTGCTTGTGGGTATTGACATTTACCTTATTTTTTATTTTTTGTGTACTAATAGTGGTACATCAACATTTACAGCGTAACCACTACCCCATCCCCCCCTATGTTGGTAAGCACTTACTTACAATCCAGGCTAAGTTAGTTAGCACTGACTAACATAGTCTAAGTTGTTCTGTCCCTAATTAATTGG